ATGAGCAAGACCTTCCGCGAAATTGCGGCCGAACTTGCCGAGTATGGTATTGAGCCGTGGCCTCCCAAAAACGTGTCGGAGCTCTATCCGAACTCTGGCGACGATTGCAGGGACAGACCGTTTACCCCGCCTGAGGCATGGCCGGATGAATGCCGCGAGGGCATCGAGGATCTGGGGCCGAAGGTCATTCAACCGCCAGCCGCGCGGGAAAGCCGGTTCTATTCGGCGTCCGCGCTCAAGGGGAAGGCCGTACCGCCCCGGCAATGGCTGGTGCCCGATCTGGTGCCCCAAAAGACCGTCACGCTATTCAGTGGCGACGGCGGAACGGGCAAGAGCCTTGTCGCGCTTCAACTGTCTGTCGCGGCGGTGATCGGGTCCACATGGCTTGGCCGTTCCGTCAAAGGTGGACGCGCCATTTTCCTGTCCGCCGAAGACGACGACGACGAACTGCACCGGCGGCTTGATGACATTCTGAGGGCTGAGGGGCTGGACTATGACGCGCTGTCCGGCCTGACACTGCGATCACTGGCAGGCGAAGACGCCTTGCTGGCGCTTGAGACAAAAATCGCCCTGATGCAATCCACTCTGTTCGAGGAACTGGACAAGCGGGCGGCGGAGGAATCCCCGGCGCTTATCGTGATTGATACGCTGGCCGATGTGTACCCCGCGAACGAGAACGACCGTGCCAAGGTCCGGCAATTCATCGGCATCCTGCGAGGGCTGGCGCTCAAGAGGCGCTGCGCTGTCCTGCTGTTGGGGCATCCATCCCTGACCGGCTTGAATAGCGGCACAGGCACGTCAGGCTCGACCGCTTGGAATAACTCAGTCCGGTCACGCCTCTACCTGTCCCGCATCACCGACGATGGCTTTGAGCCGAACCCTGACAAGCGCGTCCTGACGACCATGAAGGCCAATTACGGGCGCATCGGTGGCGAGATCAACATGACGTGGCGTGACGGCGTATTCCATGCCGATGAGCAATCGACCGGCTTGGACAGGATGGCGCAAAGCGCCAAGGCCGAACGGGTGTTCCTCAAGCTGTTGGATGGCTTCGCCACTCAAGGGCGGTTCGTCAAATCGGGCAAGGCGCAGGGGTATGCACCCAAGGCTTTCGCGGCAAGTCCGGGCGCTGAGGGCATGTCAAAGCAGGCGCTGGAAGCTGCAATGGAACGCCTCTTTGATCGTGGTGAGATCGTCGAAATTCTTGGCGGTCACAAGTCCCCGTCCAAGCAAACCAAGCGGATTGTCAGGGCCAGCAATGCCCCTTCCGAACCGACAAGCGGGGGGTGCTGAACCTATGCTGAACCCCCCTGCTGAACGTGTGCAAAACTATCTGCTGAACGTATGCTCAACGTATGCTGAACGTGGGTCCTGCAACACCCCCATACCCCCATGCGTTGCACCCCCCCTTGGGGGCGGGGTGCACGCACTTGGAAAGGCCACGTATCGGCTAGGCGCAAAGCGGTCTGTCCGTCCGGTAGTCCCCAAAGAACGGACGGATGGACAGACCGCGTTCTTTCCGCCTATCGGCGGGTTCGCTGACGCTCACCGAGATATGAAAATCTTTTCGGCACGCGCCAGCGTGCACGCGCGGCAGCGCGGAACCGCGTCTATCTCGACTGATCTGGTCCCAATGCCCCCTTTTGGGGGGGCTGGGGAGGTCGCGGTGGGGGGTGTTCCTTTCTCTCTCCCAAAAATTCGGGGGAAAAATGATGGCTAGAGCATCCAAAGAGGCATCGGCGGCGCTGCGGTTCCTTCCCAAGCTGATCGTTCCTGAGGGCAGGCTTGCGGGCAAGCGGGTGAAGCTGGCCACGTATCAGAAACAATTTGTCCGGGGCGCTTTTGCCAACAGCATCGAGGCCGGGGTGCTTTCGATCGGTCGCGGCAACGCCAAGACGGCGCTTTCGGCTGGCATCGCTCTTGGGCATCTCATGGGTGAGATTGCGCCTCAGGTGAAACGGGAAATCATCTTTGCGGCAAGGAACCGGGATCAGGCGAAGACGGCTTTCGGGTTCCTTCTGGGTTTCATCGAAGGTCTGCCAGAGGATCAACAGGCGCAATTCACGATCCGGCGCGGGTCCAAGTTGGAAGTCGAGACGGGGGAAAACGGCGGCGGTCTGGCGCGGGTGATTGCTGCGGATGGCAAGTCTATTCTGGGCGGCGCTCCGACGCTGGCGATTCTGGACGAACGGGCGGCATGGGAACGCGACAAGGGTGATGCTCTGGAAAACGCGATCCTGTCCGGCCTAGGCAAGCGGGATGGCCGCGCTCTGATCATCTCAACGTCTGCGCCGGATGATGCGAACACGTTTAGCCGGTGGATGGATGAACCGCCCCCCGGGACCTACGTTCAAGAGCATCGCCCGGAACCGGGTTTACCCCCTGACGATCTGGAAAGCCTGCTGGTGGCAAACCCCGGCGCGTCTGAGGGCATCGGGCCTTCTGCGGAATGGCTGACGGCTCAGGCACGGCGGGCGATTGCGCGGGGCGGCTCTGCCCTGTCCAGTTTCCGCAACCTGAACCGCAATGAACGGGTGGCGTCTGACAATCGTTCGGTGCTGCTGACCGTCGATGAATGGCTTGGCTGCGAGGTCGCGCCCGATGATCTACCGCTTCCCGAGGGGCCGGTGATCATGGGCGTTGATCTGGGCGGTTCGCGGTCCATGTCGGCGGCGGCGCTCTACTGGCCAGACACGGGCCGCTTGGAATGTGTCGGGGCCTTCCCCTGCAATCCCGGTCTGGCGGATCGTGGCCAGTCTGACGGCGTGTCCGGTCGGTATGTCGAGATGCGCGACCGGGGCGAACTTGTGACCATGGGCGACACGACCGTGCCCGTTGGCCGGTTCCTTGCCAGCGTTGTCGAGCGGTTGAACGGGCAAGCCCCGGCGGCAATCGCGGGTGACAGGTTCCGACATGCCGAGTTTTTGGAAGCCTTGCGCGAGGCGGGCCTTGATCGTGTCCCGTTCATTTGGCGCGGGTTCGGATGGAAAGACGGCTCTGAGGATATCGAGCGAACCCGGCGCGCGGTGTTTGAGGGGCAGGTGCGCACGGTTCCGTCGCTGCTGCTGCGGTCGGCATTCTCGGACGCGATCACGCTGGTTGATCCTGCGGGCAATCACAAGCTGGCGGCGGGGCGAAGCACGGGCCGGGTGGACCCGGTGGCCGCGACCGTTGTGGCCGTCGCGCAAGGCCAGCGCATGAAGCGCGCGCACAAACCTGCACCGGGGAGGGTCGCATGGGGCTGAGGCAAGACTACAAGCGACACTCATCGCACGTCACGCGCGGGCCGCGGTGGAAGGCTCTGCGGTTGCAGGCTCTTGAGCGTGACGAATGGCGGTGTGTGTCCTGCGGTGCGCGCAAGGGTCTGGAATGCGACCACGTTCTGCCCGTCCGCGACCGGCCTGATTTGGCCTATTCCCTGAGCAATCTGCAAATTCTCTGCGGGCGCTGTCATGCCCGCAAGACCCGCATTGAGGTGGGCCACAAGGCTCTAACCCCAAAGCGCCAAGCGTGGCGTGACCTGCTGAAAAATCAGCATCCCCCTATCGAGCACGAAAGGAAATCAAATGCTTGATTCTGTGAAAATCCAACGTCGCCAAAGCGAAATCCGCCAGCAATTGGCGGAACTGGTGGGCAAGGAAACCCCGACCGAAGACGAAACCCGTTCCATGGAAAAGCTGGATCTGGAATACCGGTCCAACGAAACCCGGTATCGGGCCGCTCTCATTGCCGAAGATACCGAACGCCGGGAAGCTGGCGAAGAACTGGAAACCCGCTCTGATCGGGAATGGTCCGAGATGATGGCCGGTTTCGAGATGCGCCAGGTTGCGCTTGCCCTGGACGAAGGGCGGCAACTGGACGGGCGCACGGCTGAGATCGTGACCGAACTACGCCAGCAAGGCGGCTATCGCGGCATTCCCGTGCCGTGGCAGGCTTTGGAGGTTCGCGCCGGTGAAACCGTGGCCAGCGGCACACCCAACCCGATCAGCACACGTCCGATCATCGACCGTCTTTTCCCGGACAGTGTGGCGTCCCGCATGGGCGCTCAGATGATCAGCATTGATTCCGGTGCGGTTGAATGGCCGGTGACGACAAGCGCCGTGTCGGCGGGCTGGGCCAATGGTGAAACGGCGAACGTCGCGGGTCCGACCGTCTACGCGACAACCGACCGCGCCATGTCGCCCGATCACAACCTTGGCATTCAGATGCGGATTACCCGCAAAACCCTGAAGCAATCCGGCGCGGCACTTGAGGCGGCGGTACGGCGTGACATGGCGAACGCCATGGGTGTCGAAATGGACAAGGCCGTGTTTCTGGGCACCGGGGCTGATGGTCAACCGCTTGGCGTAATTGCCGGGGCCGCGACCTACGGCATCACCGATACCGACTTTGCGGGCGCGGCGTCTTGGACCGCGTTCCGGCAGGCGGTTGTACGGTTCATGACCGCCAATGCGGCAGGCTCTCCCTCTGCGGTTCGGATGATGATCCGGCCTGAGGTCTGGTCTGATCTGGATGGCGCCGTTTTTGATTCGGGTTCTGGCGTGACGGAATGGGACCGCCTGACCCGCAACATCCCGGCGGGCAACATCGCCATGACGACGAACGGGCTTGCCGCTCCGGCTGGAACGCCTTTGGAGACAACTGCGCTTTTGACGACGAACGCGGGCGGCGTTGCTCCGATTTTCGTGGGTGCATGGGGCGCGGTGGACGTGATCCGAGATCCTTATTCGGACGCACAATCCGGTGGCTTGCGCATCACGGCGCTTGCGACGATGGACTTGACCGTGGCGCGTCCGGCGCAACTGGAAATCGTGTCGGGTATCCAGTGATGCTAGAGGGCTTTGCAGACGGCGGTCTGGAACTACGCAAAAGAGCGTCCGGTGCGCTGGCACTGCAAGGCTCTTTTCCCTACGGCAAGCGCGCGGTCCTGTCCGATGGTGGCAGGACCGGGCGTCCCCGGAAAGAGGTGATTGCGCCCCGCGCTTTCGCCTATCGGATCAACACGCCTTCCGAGCATGGCGGCAAGAAAGACATCCACCTTTTGGCCGGTCATAGCTATGACAAGCCGTTGGCGTCTGTCCGGTCTGGCACCTTGGACATTCAGGACAGTGACGCGGGCGTGACCTTCACGGCGACGATCACCGAAGAAATGCAACAGGTGTCTTACGTCAAGGATGTGCTGGCGGCGGTCGCGGCGGGTCTGGCAATCGGGATCAGCCCCGGTTTTCGCCTGCCCCCCAAGCGGGCGGTTCCTGAGCCTGAGAAGATCGAAGACGAAGGCCACGACCCTGAGAACGGTATGCACAACGCAATCATCCGAACGGTGCTGGCGGCGCTCTTGTATGAATTGAGCATCGTCACAAGGCCAGCTTATCCCGAAACTCAAGTCGAGGCGCGGAACTGGAAGCCGGAACCGCAAGCCCGTGTGTTCCTGCCGTCTGCGCGCAATCGGTGGAGGGCGTGAGCATGGTGGATCTTCTACAGCAACAAGAGGCGGTCCCGGCGGCATATCCTGACGCTCCGTCCGGCCTATCAACAGCGGCGGCGGCTCTAAACGCGGACATGATCTGGCAGCGGATCGAAAGCTATATTGCGCATCGGTACACGGTGCGGGAAATCGTCTGGACGATTTCAGGCTTTGCCGGTGATGAATGGCAACCGCCTATCGGGCCGCTTGTCTCACAAACGTCCGAGCGGTGGGATGCGGGCGCGTGGGCGTCTGTGACGATCCTGCCGGGGCCTTTGGGCCTATGCCTGCCAAGTGACGGCACGTTCAAGATCACGGCGCAAGTGGGCGCTGGTGATGTGCCTGCGGCTGTCTCTGAGGCGTTCCGGCGATTGGCGGAATACTCAGCTGAAATCGGTGAAAACGGAATGTTGGTGGGGCATCCGTCCTACACCGAACATTCCGCCAAGATCGGCACTGCGGTTGATGAATCGTTTTCGCGCTCTCCGACATGGGCAGCGCGGGCGCTGCAACTTTCCGGCGCGGCTGACCTGTTGCGCCCATATCGGAGGGCCTGACAATGTGGCCATTCAAGCGAAAACAACCCGAAACGGAAACCCGGTCGAGCGGCGGCGGATACACTGCCGAAATCATGGCGGCGCGCGAAAGCTACATCGCGGGGCGCAGTGGCATTGCCGAACTGACCGCGACCGTGCAAGGCGCGGTGACGCTCTGGGAGGGCGGTTTGAGCCTTGCCGATGTGAAGGGCACCGACCTGTTGACCCCGTTCCACCTTGCGCTTGCTGCGCGCTCTCTGGCGCTCCGAGGTGAGGCGGTGTTTCTGGTGCAAGAGGACGGGCTTGTGCCCTGCGCCGATTGGGACTTGCGGACCCGGCAAGGAAGGCCAACCGCATACCGTGTGAGCGTGTCCGAGGCTGGCGGCGGGTGGACACAAACCGCGCTTGCGGCTGAGGTGCTGCACTTCCGTATCGGCGGCGACATGGTGGCACCATGGACGGGCACGGCACCGCTCAGGCGGGCGCAACTCACGGCGGGCCTTTTGAACGCTATCGAGGCGGCGTTGTCCGAGGTCTACGAACTTGCCCCCATGGGTTCGAGCGTCATTCCCATGCCGGAAAATCCCGAGGCGGATATGGACAAGATGGCGCGCGGGTTCCGAGGGTTCCGGGGCCGGGTACTGGTGCGGGAATCTGTCAACGTCACGGCAGCGGGTGGACCTGCGCCTATGACCGATTTGAAACCGCATGATGTGACGCCCGATCTTTCCAAGGCCATGACGCGCGAGTCATTGGCGGCGGCGCGTGACGCGATCAACATGGTGTTCGGCGTCCTGCCCGGAATGTCGGCACCGGCGGCGACTGGACCCCTGATCAGGGAGGGCCAGCGCCATTTGGCTCAGTGGGTGCTCATGCCCATTGCCGCGATGATTGCGCAAGAGGCGTCCGACAAGCTGGGAACGCCTGTCGCTCTGGACGTGATGCGCCCCCTGCAAGCCTTCGACGCTGGTGGACGCGCACGGGCACTGTCCGGCGTGATTCAGGCGCTGGCGATGGCCAAAGAGACGGGCGTGGATCCTGAACAGGCGATGAAGCTGGTCGATTGGGGCAAGGGTGACGCCGCGATCTAGGAGATTGGCAGGTTGCGCCGGTCGAAGCCGTTCACTTCGATCATGCAACCCCGTTAGTCGGTGAGTGGGTAAACCCCGACATGGCGCGGCCCCAGTAATTCTTTCGGGGGCGTGGCGCAGATCAGCACGGGTCTGCACCGGGGCTGATCACGGGCCGGGGGGTGGATGCTCCCCGGCCTATTTCTTCAGGCGTACACCAGCACCCCCGCCGTTCTCTTCGATGAACTGCACCCCGGCTTGTTCGAGGGCGGTACGGATGGTTTCGACCGTCGCGGGCTTCAATTCTTCGCCACGCTCAAGGCGTGAAACGGTGGCCTGAGCAACATCGGCAAGGGCGGCAAGATCACGAACGCCAAGACCGAGAGCGGCGCGGGCCATTTTGCATTGTGCGGCGTTCATTTTATAACCCTGTTATTTTTCTTGACCTGTCGCTTGGCATGTGAAAAACATAACCCCGTTATCAATACCACAATCGGAGATCATGACAATGACCAATCAACGCGCCTGCGCGAACGCCCCCGCCTTGTCACGCCGTACCTTCATGACGCTGGCCCCTGTTGCCGTCATGGCAACACCTTTGCTTGCCGAGGGTGTAACACCCACATCTTCCGACCTGCCGTTCCTGTCGCCCATAGCTGGTCAGCCTGACATGCTGGCATTGTGCTATCCTATGGACCGGATCAATCACGCCTACTGCTACATGCTGAAGGATGGCCGGACGATCTACGCTGACCTTGGGCGCTGGTGCGACGGCAGCGCTGAGGGCTGGCGGCAGATGAAACCGGGCGAGTTTGACGGGCGCGTGATCGGGCGCGTGATAAGTGTTCACGTGAGAAGCGCGTCCGGCTGGCATCAATCGAGCAGTGTCTATCTGGCCGGGTGATATTTTCTGCCGTCCTCCATTTTCCTTCGCTTGACGTACTTTTAAGTTTGGGCTATTTTGCGTCAAGCGAAGGAGTTTCTTTGATGAGACGCAAAGCATTCTGTGTGGTGGCTGATATTGAGCCGCGTCGGTTTGATACCCTGCTGACGCGGGGCCAAGTCCCTTTTTCCAAAAAAGAGGAAGGTTGGGGTCAGTACTCGCTGAACGATGCTTTTCGGATGCGTCTGATGCTTGACCTAATCGACAACGGCGGATGCGAGATCGGACCCGCCGTGATTGCCATGAGGATGGCTTTGACGACGCATTGGCTGGACACATACCCGCTTACCCGTGAGCGCCCGAAAGAGGATACATGGGTTGCCATTGGGTCCATAGCCTATGGTGGGCCTGATGATTACACGATCAGCCAAGAATTCTTGGCTGGGTCGATGTGGGGCATACCCAAGATGATGCAAGGCATCGGAGAGAACGTCGCAGAAACTACCGGCCTGCTGAGTAAGGTTGAAATTGTTGATGGTGAGAATGGCCCCGACATTCTCAGGGTGGACGTTAAGGACCCCGATTATGCCGTTGGGCGCATATTCATGGCGAATGCATCGCTTGCGGCCCGCAAGGTTATCAAGGCGGCTGAAGCTCTGGATATCGAACTGACCGACGAGGATTTTCCTAAATTTCCTGACGATGCGCCGGACGCGCTGTCGAGTGTGGCGCAAGCCGCTAAGGGTTGGGAAAAACACCTGAAGCGGATCAAGGGTAAAAACTAATGGGCCGCGCCGTTCCCATTACTGGCGACCGTCCGCCAGCCTTCCCGTCCAAGGCGACGTTGGCTGCTGAGTTGGATATCAGCGAAAGCACGGTCGATGAGTGGGTTCGGCGCGGCTTCCTTCCCAAGCCAATCCGGCGCGGCGGCTCCGTCCGCTGGTGCTGGGAGGATGTAATCACCTGCCTCAAACCTCAACACGATGGTGACGGCGATCAATTCATGACCGGACTAGATAATGTCTAAGGTTTCTCTACCACGTCATGTGCATCGCGTTCTGTCCCGTGGCCGCGAGTACTTTTATTATCAGGAAGGCAGGGGCACGCCGCAAGCTGGCGAACGCATCCGCCTGCCTGACGATCCGCAAACGCCTGAATTTTGGAATGCAGTGCGGCAGGCGCAAGGCACATTCGGTCCAACTCCGACCGATACAATGGGCGCGCTCATTGATGCTTTCGAGATCTCTTGGCAGACCCGGCAAAGGAAGATCAGCAAGGGCACCGAGGTGCATTACCGCCGATATCTCAAGCCGGTGCGAAAGGCATGGGGCGATCTGCCAGCGCGGGAACTGCGCCCCCGGCATGTGGATGCACTCATTCGCAAGATCGGCGCTGAAAAACCGGGCGCGGCTAATAATACCTTGGATGCACTCAAGGCAATGGTCGCCTGGGCAAATGGCCCGGTCGAACTCTTGGCACATGATCCGACACACGGCGTTGAGCGTTTCGCCAAGGGCAAAGGGCACCAGCCTTGGACGCAAGAGCAATTGGACTATGCGGAAAAGCACTTCACCGGCATGGTTCGGCGCTTCTACTTCCTCAGTCGCTACACTGGTCAGCGGATCAGCGACGTTGTTCGCCTTAACCCGAACGATGAAGACGATGGCGGATTTAGCCTGTCCCAAAAGAAAACCGGGGTGAAGCCTTGGTGCCCTATCTTTCCCGAACTTGGAGCAGAAATGGCGACGTGGGAGCGGCGTCCCGGTCCTTTCCTTCTGCAAGAGGAAGGTAAGAGCGAGGGCAAGCCGTTCAGCACAAATCAGATGTGGAAGGCGTTCGACCGTGAGCGCCAGAAACACCCGGTCCTTTCAAATGCCGTTCCTCATGGCCTGCGTGCCAACGCGGTGATCCGATTGCGGGGCGATGGTTACTCTGCCCTTCAAATCTCGGACATGGTGGGAATGTCAGTGGAGATGATCGAGCACTACTGCCGACATGCTGACCGCAAGGCCAGCGGTCAAGCCGTTCTGAGGGGGTTACGTGAACAAACCGACGACAAGATTGTAAAACATTGGAAAAATGGAAAGCAAAAATGA